ATATATTGTTCAACAATGTAAGAAAGGTGGCTCGGTCACCTTTTTTTATACAATGTTATATAAACTAGTATATTATATTGTCTCATTCAGAGACATTATTTACACGTTACACGGAGAGTTTTTTATGAGTAAAAACCCATATACGACAAGAGCAGATCTGTTAAGCCAAGCAGAACATATATTACATCGCAAATACGAAGATGCTAAAGGTAGGCTTTTTTTATTAATCGACAAAACTGGAAAAAGTCCTTCTGAAGTCAAATGGCCTGATCCACCCACGACAGAGGAAATTATTGCAGAGGCAGAAAAATTATATCAATTTGTAAATAAAAAGTAGTATTTTAAAACTTTTGTATAATTAAAAGAGGAAGCAGTTTACATACAGCTTCCTCGTTTTATAATGTTTATTATCTTTATATTATTAAGTTATGGGAGTTAGTTATGGCTATTACAAAGAAAACAACAAAAACTGTTACGACAGATAAGCAAACTGTAGAGAAAGAAGAGTGTTGCCAAGCTTGTGAAAAAAATGTTAAGGAGTTAGAGGCAAAGATTGGTAGTTTAGAAAAAAGTCTATCAGAAGCTTTGTCGCTTGTTAAAGAATTGCAAGAAAAAGTTAGTTCTACCCCTAAGCCTGTGGCTGCAACTGCTGGAACAGTTGACGGTGAGGCAAGATCTGCAATTAGAGATGTCATTAAAATATTAAGGTCAAACAGAAGACCAAATATGGAATGGCCAAAAATCTAGATTTTATAGGTTTTTTAAAATATATTTGCAGATATTTTAAAGAGGGTAGGTAAACCCTCTTTTTTTTGTTTTTATTATATAATTAGAATAAGAAACCGGAGAAATATATTGGCCACTTTTGAAAATACTGTAAATCCAACACCCTTTGGTGTTTTTGATAGTGATGCTGCATTTATAGCACATGCAGATTCTATGTTTACTTTTGTACGTAGAAAACTAGGTGATGATATACTCTCTGTGGAATTAACAAAGAAGCAAGTATGGGCTAGTTTTGAGGAAGCTGTATTTGAATATTCTAAAATGATTAACGAATACCAAGCAAAGTCACAAATAGGTAATTTGTTAGGCGAAAGTACTGGTAGTTTAGATGGCAATTATGGCCCTACTGGTTTACAAGGCAAATTTCCTAGAGAAACATTTGAATTTTTAATGCGTAAATCTGAACCTTATATTGCTCATGCAGGTTTAGGTGGATCATGGAATAATGTAAGCGGCAGTATTGCCTTAACTGCTGGACAACAAGATTACGATTTAGCAACAGACTTAAAAGATGGTGATGGAAACTTATTAATTGATCAAGCTAATGGAAAACTTAGAATATGGGAGATATTTCATTTTAGCCCACAAGCAGCATATAGATTTTTTGATACAACTTCAGCTATTAACTATTTGAATAACGAATTTGCTTTTGAAAGTTTTACTCCAGAAACTGTCTTCTATGTACTGCCAGTATATGAAGATTTATTGCGTGCACAACAAATGGACGTTTCTAATCGTGTGCGACGAAGTAATTATAGTTACACAATAACTGGTACTAAATTACGCATATTTCCAAAACCTTCTGCAGATCAAGCGACACAAAAACTATGGCTAAATGTTGGTTTTCCAATGACTGGTACTTCTATATCAACTTATACAGATCCTTCGATTGATGGTGTTTCGGGTTTGCACAATGTCCCTTTTGGCACATTAGAATATAAGGCAATTAATTCAACGGGGCATCAATGGATAAGACAATATACATTAGCTTTATCAAAAGAAATTTTAGGCTTGGTAAGAAGCAAGTTTGGTAGCGTACCTATACCTAATGGTGACTTACAGCTTAATGGATCTGATTTATTAAGTCAAGCTCAAACAGAAAAAACAGAATTAAAAACGAGTCTTAAAGAAATGCTTGAGAGTATGACGTATGATAAAATATTAGAAACTGCGGCAGCGGAAGCAGAATCTAAAAACAGATTGTTAAAGTTAGTGCCAGTTCCTTTAGGCAAATGTATAACTATAGGATAAAGGATAAATAATGGCTAGATTATTCATAACACCAAAAGAAATAGATTTTATTTCAGACTTGACAAAAGAAATAACAAAAGATGTTATAGGTCAAGTTATTTACTATTATAGAGTTCGTCAAGATGTTTCGAATGTACATGATATTTACAATGAAAGTATTGATAAAATATTTGATCCTCCGATTGAAATAGATTGTAGATTTGAATGGGACCAAGGAACAGTAAATATTGATAAGTTTAGTTATGATAGAACATATAATGTCTCTGTATATATTCATTTTAGAGACATGATAGATAGAAATATAGATTTAATGCCGGGTGACTATTTTAGTTTTGGAGAAAACTTTTTTGAAGTTACAACTATAGTCTATGACAAAATGATTTTTGGTCAAATAGAACATTTAACTGGTTATATACTTAAGGCAAAAACAGCTAGAAAAGGTCTTATCAATAAAACTCCGATTGGCCCGACGTCAGAAATTTATACTGAAGATGATGCTGTGCAAACTGAATTTACGCAGCAACGTGGAAACAGTGAAAAAAGTGATAAAAGAGAATTGGTATCTGATGGCACTTTGGAAGAATCTATTACTGGTGCAAAAACAGTTAAAAAAGAAGATGGCGCTATTAAATCTTCATTTTATGGTGACCAATAATGTCGACTAGGTTTAAAATCAACAAGGTCCCAAGTATAGGGACGCAAAGATTCTACAAGTATGACAAAATAGAGGAAACAGTAGATGATTTTTACTTACCTTCTTGTGGTATCGAAGATGTTGACAGAGCACTTTTTAACCTTTTTGATAAAGATTTAAATTTTATTAACACAGAAGGTGGACAGACAAAAAAAGTGCCTGTTATTTTTGCTACTGGTGAAAGAGCTTTTTTACTAAGGAAGAAAATACCACTGCATGATGTTAATGAAACTTTGATATTACCTATTATATCCATAGTCAGATCATCAATTGAACAAGGTAGTGAAGCTGGTGTTGGACCTGGAAATGGTGAAATGATCATTTCTAAAAAAATAAGTGAAAAAAATGCAGACTACAAAGTTTTAACGGATAAAGATTTAAGAAACAAAGCAGAAAAAGCATCTGTAAATGGTTACAGAAACACAAGATCAAAAATAGCTGTTCAAAATACTTCCAGTGATAACATATATGAAATTATTACTATGCCGTCACCTAGGTATTTTAAAGTTACGTATGAAATAACTTTTTGGACGCATTATCAAACGCAAATGAATAACATGTTAGAAATATTAATGCAATCATACAACATTAATCCAGCAAGAAGTTTTCGAATTGAAACTGATAAAGGTTATTGGTTTGTAGCTACTGTTGATCAAAGTTTTAGTCAACAAAGTAACACAGACAGTTATTCTGAAGATGAAAGAATGGTAAGACAAAGTTTTAATGTTAGTGTAAATGGTTACTTAATAAACCCATCGGGTGATGGTCATTTACCAGTTTTGAAAAAATACACTTCAGCTCCAATGTTAAATTTTACTTTACAGACTGATGATTTTGACAAAAAACCAACAAATAATGTTGCTAGTTCAAATCCAGATGATTATATATATAAAGACTTTGAAAATGAAGCAGATCCTTTGCCTACTAGAGTTGTTGCAAAAAAAGGTGAGTTAAATGATGGTATTATGCGTGAGACTAATATAATTAAAAATAACAGAGTAGTTTCGAAAGTAAATGACCCTTTTTCTAGTAAAAATGTTCGTGCAAATATACAAAAAGGTTCAAAAGGTGAATTGATTATTAAAGTTTTGGAATAATGAAAAAAATCAACATATTTAATGTATGATGAAAGGAGATTATTAATGGCAGAAAATACATTTAAAAGCCCCGGGTTTTTTGATAGAGAAATTGAACTTACAGCACAAGTTGAATCTCCGTCAGTAACTCCAGCTGGTATTATTGGTACTAGTAAAAAAGGGCCCGCGTTTGTTCCCGTAACAATAGGAAGCAAAGAACAATTTGATAATATTTTTGGAACAAATGATGTTGAAAGATTCGGACCCTATGCAGTTGAGAAATTTTTAGAAAACAAAGCTGGCGTGACTTTCTTAAGAGTGTTAGGTGCTGGTGCAAATACTTCCACGACGGATATCGCTAACACAGAAGAGAAAGGTATAGTAAAAAATGCTGGTTTTAGAATAGACAATGGTGATGCTGATGCAACAGCGAATGGACAAAGATTGGGTGTTGTACAGTTTTTAACTGCTAGACATACTGTCAGTGCAAACAGTGATGTAGGCTTCCCATGTTTTACTGATAATAATAGTTTCCCAAACTTAAGAGAAGCTAGCGCAGCTGATGATACAGTTAATTTGGTAAGAGCAGTACTTTTTACCACAACTGGATCAGTTTTCTTTGTACAAGATCATAACGCTTCTACGCCGGCTGATAGTGATAGTGTTTCAGCAGACATTGCAACTACAAATACAAATACGAAAAAATTTAGATTGCTACTATATTCTGAGAAGGGTTCAGATTTTGCAACAACAGACGGTGTTGAAGGCTTTAAAGTTTTTAACGTAAGTTTAGATCCAGACGACAAAGATTATATTGGTAAAGTGTTAAATACGGACCCAACAAAATTCGATCGAGAACAACATCTGCTATATTTAGATTATGCTGTTGAAGACGAGTTAGCTTCTGTAGTTGGAGGTGCCAACGCAGTAGCTATTTTATCTGGTTCAAATTCTGATTCAACTGTTGCTAATGTTACAGACAAGTCTTACCGATCTCTTTATGGTCGCTATGATACAAGATATACAACGCCAAAGACTACTAAGTTTATATCACAACCGTTTGGAAAGACAGAATATAACTTGTTTCATTTCGAAACACTGTCAGATGGTGCAATGCAACAAGATCAAATAAAAGTTTCTATTAGCAATATTAAAGCTTCCGTAGAAGACAATTACAAGTATGGTACCTTTAATGTACAAGTAAGAAGATTAAAGGATACAGACCCTAAACCAGAAATATTAGAAGAATTTATTAATTGTTCCTTAGACCCTACAAACGAAAGATTTGTTGGTCGACTTATTGGTGATAGAAAAGTAAAATTTAATTTTGACGCTGATTTAGATGAAGAAAAGAGATTAGTCGTATCTGGACGATACCCTAATGTCTCAAGTCATATTAGAATTGTTATTGACGATGCTGTATATAAAAAAGACGTGCCTGAAACAGCTTTACCTTTCGGTTTTAAGGGAATACCAGTTTTAAAAACTAACCCAATGTTAATTGATGACAGCAGTGCTGTTTTTACTGATAATCAAAGATTAGCTGGTAAAGGAATTAGTAACAGTATTACTGGTTCTATAGTGCCACCTTTGCCATTACGATTTAAAGTTACTCGCGGCAGTGTTTCTACCTCTCCTTCTTTTGTAGGTCACCCTGGTTCAAAAGAAAAAACAAGAGAACAATTCTACTGGGGCGTTAAAACAGACAGAATAGTAGATTCTGCTCGAGTTGCAGATGGTGTTTTAAATTCAAATGTTTCATCTCAATATAATAAAGTTATTGATGCTTACTCAAAATTTCAAGGGATAAGCAAGTTAGACACGCTGGTCACTGGATCATCTGCAGATACATTCAATAATAATAAATTTACTTTAGGTCGAGTTGCATTGGTGCAAACACTAAGTGCTAATGGCTCATTACCATCATTTACAGCTTCAATACCTACACATATGAAAGACGCAGCTTATATTAGAAATGGTGTTATAGATCAGAAAACTTATCAAATCGCTGATCCAATCGACACAAGTTTAAACAGAGTTACCTTTGCTACTATTCTAAATAGTTCTGCTACAACATTTAATAAGTTTTCTGGCTTTGCTAAGTTTACTAACATATTCCATGGTGGGTTTGATGGTGCAAATATTCTAAATAAAGATTTGTATTACATGAATGATAAAGCTAGTTCTCAAGTTGGATATGCTGGTGATACTATTACTGGTGGATTAGGTTTCTACGGTTCAGCAGATCAAACTGGCTCAGAAGTTGCACTTGGTACTGGTAAAAATAATAGCATAGTGGCTTCTTATAGAACAGCTATTGATATTATGACAGATCCTATGGCTTCTAACATCAATATATTAGCTATTCCTGGTATTCGTGATTCTTATATAACAGATTATGCTGTAGAAAAGAATAAAGATTACTCTATGGGACTTTATGTCATGGATATTCCAACATTCGATGAAGATGGCAACAGATTGTTTGATGACAGTACTGCTAAACCAGATGTTGATAAAACAGTTGATGACTTAGCTGCTAGAACATTAGATGACAATGCAGCAGCTGCATACTTCCCAGATGTTCAGATGGAAGACATTCAAAATAATAACAGAAGAGTTAATGTACCTGCTTCAGTAGCGGCATTAGGTGCTTTGGCATTTAACGATGCTGTAAGTTATCCATGGTATGCACCTGCAGGTTTTAATAGAGGCGCTTTAGGTTTCGTAACAAATACTAAAACAAAATTAAGCGTTGCTGACAGAGATTCTTTATACGAAAATAGAATTAACCCGATTGCAAATTTTCCTGATGGCAGCTTTGTAATATTTGGTCAAAAAACTTTGCAAAAAGCACAAAGTGCTTTGGACAGAGTTAACGTAAGAAGATTACTATTAGAAGTTAAGAGACAGGTTTCAGCTGTTGCAAATAGATTTGTTTTTGAACAAAATGATAGTGCAACTCGAGAAAGATTTGTTTCACAAGTATCTCCTTTGCTTGCAGTTGTACAGGCTCAGGCGGGTGTAGAAGAATTTAGAGTAATATGTGATAATTCAAACAATAGTGCTAATGATGTTGATGAAAACAGATTAAATGGTACCATTGTGGTTGTACCTACTAGAGCAATTGAATTTATTGCAATTGATTTTATTATTACTAACTCGGGTGTTAGCTTTGAATAATATATATAGAATAGAAGATAAAATAAAAGGAGCACATTAATGGCAGAAAGAGTATTAAAAAGCCCAGGTGTAACAACTAGGGAAATAGATTTATCGCAACCAACACTAACAGGACCTTCCGGGGTACCTGCTGCTATTGTTGGCACGGCGGATAAAGGACCTGCTTTTGTACCAATAACATTTGCATCTTATGCTGATTTTGCAGAAATATTTGGTGCTACTGATGGGGAAAAATTTGGACCATTAGCCGTGTCAGAATGGATGCGTAATGCTACAGCTGGTACATATGTTCGTGTTTTAGGTGCTGGTGATTGTAAAAAAAGAAATACATCAACAAACTCAGTTACTAACGCTGGTTTTGTAGTTGGTCAAAAGAATATACAGTCAAACGGTAACTATGGAAATAACACTTATGCTGGTGACACCACTTTAGGTCGTACATATTTCTTAGGTGCTTGGATGAGTGAATCAAATGGCTCATCTTATTTTACTGACGCTGGAATTACTAATGCAGCAACTGCTTCAATATTAAGAGCGGTTTTGATGGCTCCTCAAGGTATTATACCTGCACTTTCCGGATGGGATGGTGGTGAATTAGAAACTGTTCCAACTACCGCAGCTGGTGTTTTTGGTGCTTCACAGGATGCTGGTTGGAATGTTGGTGCTATCAATATGAATTCTGATGGTGATCAAAACTTTGTACTATTTTTAAATGGTTTTGACAATAGAGATTTATATCCACATATTATCACAGCTTCAATGAACCCATTAAGTAAAAATTACTTTGCAAACGTTTTAAATACTGATCCACAAAAAATCGAAGATGCTGGACATTATTTGTATGCACATTATGATGTAGACCCTGCTTTAGCTACAATAAATCCTGGGTACCATTCATCAAATTACGAACATCGTTTGTTTATGGTTACTGGTTCTGCTGGCAGAAATAGCAGAGGGTCAGGTTCAGATTATGAACCAAACTTTGAAGGATTTGAAGACAGATATTCAGCTGCTTTTTCACCATTTGTTATTTCACAAACGTTAGGTGATGGACCTAAAAATCTTTTTAAAATACATGCATTAGATGACGGTACAGCTGGTAATAGAAATTTCAAGATCTCTATTGCTAATATTGCTAACTCTCGTGAAGAAGCATACAAGTACGGTTCTTTTGATTTGTTAGTCAGAAGGTATGACGATGATGATGTAAACCCCATTGTTTTAGAAAAATATGTTGGATTATCACTTGATCCAAATTCAGATCGATACATAGCTAGAATTATTGGTGATCAACACTTGTATTTTGATTTTGATAAAAATGAAGGAAATCAAAAAATAGTACTTGATGGCTCATATCCAAATAGATCAAACTACATTAGAGTTGAAATGGCTACTGATGTTGCAGACGGAACAATAGCAGACACAGCATTGCCGATGGGTTATCGTGGTATACATCATTTAGTAACTTCAGGTTCTGCATTAATATCTGCTCCTTCTAGTAACTTGGGTGATTATGAAAGTTTACAATCAGCAATGGTTCAACCACCAATTCCTTACAGACAATCAGTTGCTGTTGGTGTTGGTAATCAAAAAAGAGTTGATAATCGCTTGTATTGGGGTATGCAACAAGAAAAAGTTACTCTTATAACAGATCCAAATAATCAAAAAGAAAAGTCAAAGTTGATTGATAATTTAACGTTGTACACACCTAGATATGAAGGCACATATCCTGCTACAGTTGGTGCAAACGAAGGCGTAGCGAATGGTAATGCTGGTGAAGTATTAGATGCAGATTTGTTTAACAACAACATCTTTTCTTTAGAAAGAGTACAGATAAAAGTAAAAGGTACAGTTGATGGTAGTAACGATGTTGTAGATCCTAGTGAGTGGGCAAATGCAATATATAGACGACAAGGCACTGTAGCTAGTGGATATAGTTCTAGTGCATATAGATTGCTTGATGTCTCTAAAGATTTTGGGCAACAGGCTTCTAAAAGATATATGAAATTTACATTGCCAGTTGGTGGTGCTTTTGACGGATTGAATATATTTGATAAAGAAAAAACTAACATGTCTGATATTGCGGCTTCTCGTGAAGTTAACTTTGCGACAGATCAGGGTGGAACAAATGGCCCTACAGTATCAGCTTACATAAAAGCTGTTGATATATTAGCAGAAAAGTCTGATGTTGATATCCAGTTGTTAGCTATCCCAGGTATGCGTGAGCAAGCTATTACAGATAACGCTATAACTCAAACAGAAGAAAGATTTGATGCGCTCTATATTATGGATATGGAAGTTTGTGATATGGTAGGTACTAGTTTTTCTAACTTGGTAACGGGTTCTTTGCAAGAAGTATCAGTAACTAATACAATTAGTCGTTTCCAAAACAGAAATCTAGATACTAGTTTTGCAGCAACTTACTTCCCAGACATTTTTGTTAATGATCCAACAACTAATACTTTGGTACAAGCTCCACCTTCTGTTGGTGTATTAGGTGCGCTTTCTTTTAATGATGCTGTTGCTCATCCTTGGTTTGCTCCAGCTGGTTTTTCACGTGGTGCATTGCCAACTACAGCAGAAGCACAAGTAAAGTTAAACAGAGACAATATGGACGCTCTTTATGATGCTGACATTAATCCTTTAACAAGCTTTGCAGGAAATAGTGGCGTTGTTGTCTTTGGCCAGAAAACATTGCTTCAAGCGCAGAGTGCATTAGACAGAGTTAACGTAAGAAGATTGTTGATTGATATAAGAAGAAAAGTTAGAAATGTTGCTAACACTATTCTTTTCGAACCAAATAGAGAAACAACATTGCAAAGATTTAGTACAGCTGTTGAACCTATATTGGCACGTGTTAAACAACAACAAGGTGTAACAAGATATAAAGTTGTAATTGATACAACAACGACTACTCAACAAGATGTGGAAAATAACACTATTCGTGGAAAAATCTTTTTGCAACCAACTAAATCTATCGAATTTATATCATTAGACTTTGTTGTTACAAATAGTGGCGCAGAAATTTAAAATACATAATATTTATTAATATACAAAAATTATTGGAGAAAAATAAATGGCTACAGATACATTATCCGTTACAGATATGCTACCGAACAAGTTTGAAGTAAAACTAAAAAACCGGTGGATATTTTCGCTAGAAGGAATTGACTCATTTTTGATTAAAACAGTCAATAGACCTACTATTTCTATTGAAGAACAGACTATATCTTTTATGAACAGCAAAAGATATGTTGCTGGACTTGCTACATTCGACGCCTTAAATCTTACATTGCATGATCCTATTTCGCCATCAGGTGCTCAGCAAGTAATGGAATGGGTACGTACACACTTTGAATCAGTGTCTGGTCGTGCAGGTTATGCAGACTTTTATAAGCGTGATGCGCAACTTAAATTAGTTGATCCTGTTGGGACAGTTATAGAATTATGGGACATTAAAGGGATATTTATTACAAGTGCTGGATTTGGTGATCTTAGTTATGAAGATGGAACTCCTTCAGAAATTAGTTTAACATGTAGATATGATAATTGTGTATTACAATTCTAGTAATTAATTTATATAATAGAATAATTTTTGTATAAATAATTCTTAAAATAAAATTGGCGCATTTATGCGCCTTTTTTTATATACAAATTATATTGTATTGATATTATAAGATATGCAAATATATTTTATTCGGAGATACATGTATGAGTAAGAGAAAAAATAATAAGGTTTTTGCTGGTGATGGACAAGGTTCACCAACAGAACAATGGCAAGGACAAAGATCTGATATTATGGCAGAATTTGGCTTAGATATTGCACATGAATTAGTGCCTTTGCCATCACAGGGTCGGCCATATCCAAGTGATCACCCATTACATATGAAAGAAGTAGTAGAAATTAGACCAATGACTGCACGTGAAGAAGATATCTTGACTAGTAGAGCATTAATTAAAAAAGGTGTTGTATTAACTGAGTTATTAAAAAGTTGTTTGGTTGATAAAAGAATTAATCCTGACAGTCTTTTAATTGGTGATAGAAATGCTATTATGACTAGTTTAAGAATTACAGGATATGGAAGTGATTACAAAGTAGAAGTAACATGTCCAAGTTGTAGTGCTAAATCAAAACAAACCTTTGATTTAACTCAGCTGCCTTTGAAAAGATTGGAAAATGATCCAGTTGCTGAAGGTGCTAATGTGTTTGAAACTACTTTGCCAAAAAGAAAAGAAACTGATCCTGAATTAGTTGTAAGATATAAGTATCTGACTGGGAAAGATGAAACTGACATTAATATATTGCAAGAGAGAAAGAAAAAACAAGGTTTCTCTGCAGATAATTTAATTACAACTAGATACAAATATCAGGTTGTTAGCATTAATGGCGTGTCAGATAGGTCAAAGTTAAGTATGTTTATTGATAGAATGCCGGCTTTTCAGTCTAGACATTTGAGAAAGGCTATTGATGCTAATGAACCAGGTGTTGAAATGAAAAGTCATATGAATTGCCCAAGTTGTTTTGAAGAGTCGGAGGTTAGCTTGCCCTTAGGGGCATCGTTTTTTTGGCCTGACGCCGAATGATAAGCAAATATATCTAGAGTATATTTTAATTTAATGTACTATATGGGATTTACTTATAAAGAAGCGTATAACATACCATTGTGGCAAAGACAGTGGTTTATGAATAGACTAAATGAAGAGATAAAAAAATCTAATGAACAACAAAGTTCCGCAAGTAGAGCAGCGCATGCAAACTCACCTGAAATGAGACAAATGCAAGGTAATCATAGATCTATGGTTCCAGCAAAACTTCGAAGATTTACATAATCTGTTATACAAAATAAAATGCCCTCTATAATTAAGTAGAGGGTTTTTTAAAATGCCCTCTATAATTAAGTAGAGGGTTTTTTATGAGAGATATAGCAAAAGCAGATATAGTATATGAAGAATTGAATAGAGTTGAAGAGTTTATTGAATCTTTAACAGAGAACAAGTATTATGAGAAAACATATAAAAGAGAAATAAGTTTTTTACACAATTATAGATTTGCTCTAACACAAGGACAAGATTATTATGATGAGCTAAATTTTAAACTTGATATGTTAGCTATTAACGCAGAAGAAATGGAAAATATTAGACAAACAGTTAATCAGAAAAAACCTGTACCCAAAAATAGTATTGCTGATGAAATTGAAGACTATGCTTCTATAGCTGCTTTTTTAGGCCATACTAAATTAACTCATTTTTTAGAAGAATCAGCTTATCACACCAGGTCAGGAAAATGGAAAACACTTTTACGTGAAGAACAAGAAGTGTTAGATGACTTTAAAACGTTTTTATCAAATTGCAAACAATACAATCAGATTGAATTTACAAAAGAAATTATAGAAGAAATAAAGTATTTATGCGCAGCTCATTACTTAAAATCTAAAATTAATAAGTCTTACCTAGGAAATGACATACGGCAAAAATACGAATCACTTTATACTTTTATTGATGGTTTAGAAAAACATTTAGATTGCAAACGTGAAAAATGTTATTTAGGAAAAAAGTGTAATCTATTGAATAGCTATGATGATATAGTAAATTATTTAAATAAAGATTTTAACATATGTAAAGTAGAACAAAATATCGTCAGAGTTTTAGATTTATTAGATGATTTTGATATTTCACCACCAAAAAATACCGACCGTAATTTAGCTAAATTAATTAAAGGGATTAAAGGTGCAAACAACAAATTAAATAAATCTGAAGACATGTATTACGTTGCGGAAATAAATTATTTAAAAAATGAGGTTAAGGAAATAACCAGCATTGTCGACAAATATAAAAAAATGGATTATTTGCAAATTGGTGAAATAGTAGTCATGACTAAAGACTTTGAAATGAGTAATGGAGTTTTAGAAAATCTAGGTATGAAAGACAAAACTGTAACTGGTATCATAACTGGTGAAGTGACTATAAATTTTGGTTGCAACAATTATATTAGATTAATGAATAGAACAAAAAATGTCATGGATTACTCGAGTAGATTTATTGGAGTTAGTGTTTTAATAAATGATGATGAATATTTTATGCCTGTTAAATATATTTCAGGAGGTATTGATGACTAGAAAAAAGTACGTTAGTGAAGGTACAAAGAAAAAAGAAGAATTAAGAAAGATTATTGATGAAATTAAGTTTGAAGCTGATTTAGCAAGTATGAAAAATAGTTTTTTGCAAAAAAATGGCAAAACAAATGATAAGCAATACTTGTTAAACTGCATTCTTATGCGCAAAAACATATATGATTTACTAGAAAGATTAAATGGCGTAATAGGTATGGGCGGATTAAAAGTAACTGTTACAGAGATAACACAGGAGCTTACGCCTGAAGAGCAACGATATTATTTAGAAGAAGATAAAAAAAATAATTAAATTATTTTCTGTGTTTTTTGCAAATATTCTTTAAGCTTGTTATATTATATATGTAACTAACAAAGGAGCTTACATGTATTATCAAGTATATAATATTCACACTGGTCATGTTTTAATTACTTGTCCTGATATCGACTCTGCTTTTGCTTTTTTAGAAGAAATGCAAGATAACAATTTGGATATTAAACCTATAGAAAAGAAAGACCACCCTCTTGCTTCACACCATTCATTTAGATAGGAGAAATTATGCGTAACACTAAAATAAACCAACTAATCGGCTATTTTTGGACCGACTGTTATTTTAAAATTTCAGATTTAAAAAATCCAACAAAACAAGAAATAAATAAAATGTTTTGGTGTGTAACTGCAATATTAGGCCTAAGTAAAAATATAGATAATGATGCAGACACAATCCATAATGTATTAAAAGTTTCACGTGCATGGTCAGATATATGTGAAAAAATTTAGATAAATAATATTTTTTTTAGCAAATATTGTAAATAACTCAACAATCAATTATATTACTATTACTAACTTACTAAACAACTCGAGGTGCTTATGACTATAAGAATGACAAATCAAGAACGTATTAATCACGCTGAAGAGCTTTTGGCTTATTACACTGCTGATAAATACATGGAACGCAAACATTGGAAAGTTATTAACTTTTTAAGAACAATCAAAAATTTGGCTCGAAAAAAACGTACGCCTACTCCAGGTCAACGTAAGTTTCTTGAGGATTTAATTGCACGTGGTACACCAGAAGTGGCTACTAATCCTGAGGCTGAAAAATACGAAGCATTTTTGCCATATATCAACAACGCTTTTCAGTTGAATGCTGCTAAGGATTTAATTTCTGCTGTGAAAAACAATGTCAACTTAAGTGAAAAACAGCGTGCATTCTTAGATAAAATTATTGGTAATGCAAAAGCTAATATGGAAAGCAAGCCATTAGTTTTAACTATAGAAAAACTTCCACAATTAGAATTGCTTAGCGAAGCCATGGCATATGATGGAAACACTAATAATCATAGAAAAGCATTTTTGAAAAGAGAGCTTTCTATACGAGCATTAATGTGTAAATCATTAAAGCAATACTGTAACTATACTGACGAACAAATAGTAGATGCTGTAAATATAGTTGTTAACAATTCAGTTAGTGTCAGTGATATTGTTCCGGAAGCTGAAGAGAATACAGACCTTTCTTTTATTGTTAATCATGTAGATGATTATCGCAGTAAAGGAAATATTGTACAGTTGTATGATAGAGATTGGGACGATGCATTTGAATTGTATAGCAAAACAATAGCAGACATCAAAAAAGTAAAGGAAAACACGAGATTTGCTGTCGGGAACATGATACAATTTAAATCAAAGCACCTTGAAGGAAGACGTTCTTTTGTTAAAGGTTTATTAAGCAATTCAGATATTGAAATACAAGAAGGTGAAAACCCTATGTGTTTAATTGTAAATAGTCCTTATATCAAGTATGGTAATATACACTATTACCAAAATGGTTTAGTTATTGATGTAATGATTGGCACAAAAGTTTACACATGTGGTTATCAGTATTTCAGTAGAGCAAAAATAAAGGGGTTTTAATGATAGATGCTAGTGAAGCAAATAAGGGCGACTTTTGTTGGTTTATAGAAAAAACAGGGAAAAAAAGTTGTGGCGAGATAATTAAGGTATATGAAATTGAGTATGCCGTGCAAGTACTAACCTCTGAAGGCAAGCATCGTGTCATTTCAGAGGTTAATGCTTTTTGGGGCGAAAAAATTCCTAAGAAAAGTAAATTTCAAGATCCATTACAATATATTTATAATAAGAGACTAGAGGAGGGAATTGATGAAGCCGAA